TGTAACTGATCCAGTTACCAAGCTAGAGACTCAAATTATTCCAAATAAGGAGCCTTTCTACACAGAAAATCCAGCTACATTCTTGGATAACTTTGCATATTCCTATACGGTTGTCGAAGAGTCTTCGGTACAAAAAGAAGGAGCTGATGGTGTTTTGGTAAGCGATGGCTACTTGGTAGATGGTTATTATGCTCAGCTATCAAGTGCTACCGTTGCGTTTGGCCTTGAAGACCTTGCCGCTACACGCTCGGTGGTAATATTCGATTCTATAAATGGAAACGATGGAACATTTGAGATTGTTGCAGTTGTTCAAGATCAGCTAAAAATCAAGCGTGCCACCCCATTTGTTAGTGAGAATGGTATTCAGTTCGAAGTTGTTGATTCATCATTATCTAGTGCTCGAATCCTTTGGACCAGAGACATGGCACTTAGCCTTGGTCAGTCGCTACGTTGCACCTTAATAGATGCCAAGGACGCTGACTTTTATGATGCCGGATGGCTAGAAGCTTATACAGCAGCGGAAGCAATCGATATCGATATGGTTGTGCCTCTACCAAGCCAGACGATTAGTGCTATTTTCCAGAATGGAAAAGTGCATGTTGAGACACAGAGCGACATCCGCAATAAACATGAAAGGCTTTTGTTCATAGGCGCTATTCAGGGCCTTACGCCGGATAATGTAATTGGTAATAAACCTGCAGCAGTTGAAGACATCGGTATTCTTGAAGGTATTCAAGGCGCATCAGTTGCGGATATTTTGGTAGGAAATACCGAGGATTTGGCTAACTATAGTGTTCCAGATGCATTTGGAGATTCGTACCGAGTTGTATACTTCTATCCTGATCAGATTGTCGTTCAGGCTGGGGCAAACAACATTCTCATTGACGGATTCTTTATTGCGGCGGCAGTAGCAGGTTATTTCTCTGGTAATACACAAATTCAAGAACCTCTTACGAATAAGAGATTGGTTGGATTTAGTATTCTGCGTAACAAGCTTTTCTCTCCATTGGTTGTAGAAAATATCGTAAACTCTGGAATTACTGTACTTACTCCTGTCCAGGGTGGTGGTAATGTAATCTGGGGCAAGACGACAGTTTCTTCTCTTGAGCCAACTGAAGAGGAAATTAGCATTGTATTTATTCGCGATTATATCTCCTTCTCTATGCGCAGAGCTTACGCTCCATACATTGGACGAGCAGAGACTCCAACATTCAAAGCTACTTTGTTTGCTGTTGCTCAGTCTCTAATGCAAACCTTCATTCAACAGAGGTTGATCACTACTTATGGAGGTTTGACTGTAAATAGAGATTCAGTAGAGCCAAGGCAGTGGAATATTACTGTGGCTGTTCAACCAGTATATCCAACTAATTGGATTTATATTTTGATCAACGTTGGTAAGCTTAATAGCTAAATTAAAGGTGATAAATGGTATATCCACATACTGGTTCAATTCTTACAGATGCAGGTCGTAACGTTACCCGCACGGGCGTTTCAACTGAGATCATTATTCAAGTCGATGGTAATCCAATCGGCGCTATCCAGAGCATATCCTACAAGGAAGACCGAAACATTCATATGATAGATGAGGTCGGAACTGATGGCCACATCGATTCAGTTCCTCAGAAGTCAACTGATATTTCTGGTGATTGCACTCGTGTTAGATTCGACAATTTGAGGATGGCTTCCGCATTTTCGCGTGGCTTTATTCATGCCGCTTCTCAGCGTATTCCTTTTGATATTGTCATTCTGGATATTTTTGCAGCAGACGAAAGCGATGCTGATGGATTCAATGGCTCAGATAACGTAATAACCACTGTTATCAAGAATGTTTGGATTCGTAACTTAGGAGTTACATATCAGGTTTCTGATTATGTTATTTCTGAAACGATGGGTTGGGTAGCTGAGCATATTTATTCATATCTCGGTCAAGGCCAGAACGTTGTTCCTTCTCCAAATGCTCGTCAGATTCCCATCATTGATAATGATGCATTTGAAAGGCAGACAGATCTTGGAAAGCGCCGTGGCTCTCTTGATGCAGCAGGTTTGATTAATGTGGTTGATAACATCCTTCCATAATCAAATTCCTGATATATAGTGCTGTACAGGAGTGATCTATGAGTAGAATTAGCAGCACAATTGGTGAGAGTAATTTCGCTGGAACGGGACAGAGGCGGTTTGTAGTTTCAAACGACAAAGAAACTCAAGTGCCGCCACCAGCTCAGATGACTCCAGAGCTAGCCAGCACATTACGCAGGCAGGCCCAGGAGCATCAGGAACAGATTGATAATAAGAGTCTTGGTGATGCCAGGCGTCGTATAGATATTATTACTGGACTTGGGAGAAAGACTAGAGATGTTCCTATCGACACATCTAATGGCACAGTTGTTTTCAGCTTGAGAACGCTCAAGACGTTTGAGCAGAATTGCTTAGCTCAGGTCGTTGAACAATCAGAGCGTTTGACAACTTCGGAAGGTCGATTGATATTCGCGCCAACAAGCCTATCAAAAATTAGGGTTGAAGCACTGTCGCACTCTTTGTTTTTGATAGATAATCAATCAATAGATATTATTCTTGGTACATCTAATTCTCCATATGAGGAGCAAGTACTAGCTCGTAAAGATCTGATTGATGAAATGGATCATGCGCTTATAAGCCATTTATTCAACAACTATGAAGCCTTAACTCAAGAAACCTATGACGGTTATATTCCAAAGACCGTTGAAGAGGCGAAGGAGGTGGCGGAAACCATCTCCAAAAGTGGTCAGGACACCTGAGCATCAATTCATTAGATATCTAATGAAATTGTTTCATAAGTTGCCAGATGATCCTTTCTATGAGGATATTAACGCATATTTAAAGGTATGGTTATATGAAAGTTGGCTTCATGATCAAGAGCTAGAGGCTCAGAAGCTAAGAAACCAGGCTATTCTTATTGGATCTTTCTCCAATCTTGAAATGGCTCAAGGAATGATCCGTCAGGAGAATCCAAATGTGCAGGCCACGAATTTGGATGAAACCAGCAAGAAGGTTCGTGAACAAATTCTTGAGTCCAATAAAGTTGGGAAGAAAAAACGCAAGAAGCGCAAGGTGGTTAGTTAATGGATGAAACAATTTCTCTTGAGAATCTAAAAAAGTTCGCTGAAGCTCTTGGGGGAAAGACCTTGGAGGCTGTGAGTGAATTTGCCAAGAGATTCGAGGGCCTGTCTGGAGTTACAGTAAAATTTTCAGACATACTCAAAAATGTAGGGAAAGAAGGCGCTGATCATATACATCAGCTAGCAGAAGCCGCTCAAAATTTATTCAGCAGTTTTACGTCTCTTACATCTGTTGGGCAGAAAGTAAAGGAGGGAACCTTTGATTTGCTTGGGGTAATGGAGGGAACCTTTGATTTGCTTGGGGTAATTGATAAAAACATTACTGGAATGGGTAAGTTGGGAGAATCTGGCTTAGAAGCTGGAGAAAAAATCACAACGGCCTTCAAGAGTATTTCGCCAGTATTGAATAATATATTCGGAAGCAACTCCAAGATAATGAACTTTTCAAATGCTGTTTTGGAAGGGAGAGATCGAGTAATTAGCTTGGAAAGAGAATTGATTAGTATGTCTCTAGCTCAAGGACGAGCTGCTGACGTTACCGATCAATCGGGTGAAAGATTCAAAGATATGAGCGAAGCTTATATGGGCTACGTAAACATGTCTATCAAGGCGGCTTCTGAAACTGGGCACACAGTTGCTTCTATAATGGAATTGAATAAAGCCCTTTCTTCAATTCCGGGATCATTGAGTGATACTGAACAAACTGTAAGAGTGTCACAAATGGCAGCCGCTGCCAAAATGAATGAGCTAGAGGCAGCAAAACAAGTAGCTGATATGTATACGCGCCTTGGCACTAGTGAGAAAGATGCCACTGAGGCACTGGCATACATGCACGACAAAGCTGGTGATTCTAAGCTCCGAATGGAGAGTTTCAATCAGACAGTATTAAACATTGCTGGTAGCTTCAAGATGTTAGGCGACAACACCAATGCAACTACTAATTTTGTAAATGCGTTTGATAGGGCATTCGCAGACAGTAAGATTAGCCCAGAGGCTATGAAGGAAGTAATTACTAGTGTTGGTGAAGGTATAGAAAAAATGGATACAGCCAAGAAGGCCTTTATATCAGGAGCTACTGGAGGCCCTGGTGGCTTGGCTGGTAAGTTTCAAATTGATGAGCTTATTGCGACTGGACACATGGATGAGGTAGTAAAGAAGACAATGACGGCAATGCAAAGCCAATTTGGAGGACCAGTTCTTACCAGGAAAGATGCCGTTGATAATCCGGCTCTTGCTGGAGAGTTGTATAAGCAAATGCAATATCTAACTGGTGTTGCTGGTATTGCTAAGAATGATGAGGAAGCTTATAGAATTTTAGAGGCCATGAAGACTGGTGTAATGGATATGTTGAAGCCAGGTGCCGCTGAAGGTGAAAAGGGATTGGCGCTAGAAAGACAGCTTGGAAAGGGAGCTAGCCTTCAAGAGCAAACGCAAACTACAATGATGAAAATTCATCAGACATTGGAAGTTGCTCGTCTGAGACAGGATAAGTTTTATAATACTGAGTTCAAAGAGGTCGATAAGTACTTAGGAGCAATCGCTGAAAATATGGGGCTTTCTAGTATTAGAGATAATAGAGGCGGTGCAATGCATGCCGGAGTTGAGATGCTTTCCCATGGTAAAGAACGCAGTCAACAGCAAAACCCAGACTGGGGAGAGATGATGGGGAATGCTTTCAATGTAAAGGCTGGGGCTGGAGAAGGCATTAAGAACGATTTCTTTTCTATGTTATCTGGTGGCAAACACGCTGCTGCAACCTCACCGACACAGAATACAATGATACATCAGCCACCTCCAGGGGCAGAAGCCGGAGTTTCTAATATAGCCCCAGGACATCGGTCAGATCTTGGTCTTCCATCTCTCCCAGATGTACACAAGATAACGTTGCCGACAGTACCAACGCTTGGCGATAATGCAACAACAAACCCCTCAGGTGTTGAGCATAGTTTTAAGGATATGAATGTAAACCTAGCTATTGATTTAGGAGACCATAAGGTATTCAATGAAATGATTAAGGTTCAAATACAACAAGAAGATGAGGCGCTGAATAGACAGCGAGCAACCGGAAGGAGATAAAATGTCTATATTGGATTCAATTACAGATCTAGCTTCCCAATCATTTCATACAGCTCAAGGTGCAGTGGCCGGAAATTCTGCGGATCCCAGTTTAGCTTCTCTTCCGTCTCCGAGTGGAAGCCAAATTCGTCAAGCTCAAATTCCAAACTATCGTCTAGCCAATGCTACCAGGAATATGGTTCGTTGGTTTTTGCCAGAGCTTGGTATCGTGGAGATGTATATCAATCCACAAAGTATCAAATATACAGATACAAAACATATTGGTGCACCAATTAGAACTCGTGGTGGATACATGGTTCAATATTGGGGAGAAGAACTTGGTAAGGTTTCAATCTCTGGAACAACTGGTTCTTCTGGCGTAGAAGGTATCAATGTTATCTATGATATCTATCGCAACGAACAAGTTGCATTTGATCCTATAGCTCTAGCTGCAGAGGCTGCTAAAGACCAAGCATCTTTGAGTAACGGCGTGTTTAGTGGTATCAAAGGATCTGGAACATTACTCGGTGGAATCGGAAACGCTGTTGGATCTGGTGTTAATTCGCTGTTCAGTCAGGTAAATAATGTTATCAAAACTGGAAATGTAGATCCTTTGCAGCCACGCCCAACATTAGCGTCTATTGCCTTTCAAACTGAGATGTATTGGTCGGGCTGGGTATTCCGAGGTTATTTCACTTCGATGACAGTCAATGAATCAGCTGATAAGCTTGGGCAATTTGATTATACCTTGGAGTTTACGGTAACGCAGAAGCGAGGTCTTCGTTTGAATTTCATGCCTTGGCATCGCAGCGCTGTTAATGGCCCATCTAATTCAGATCCATCGTTTGGTACCCCTTATTCTTTTTCAACACTGATGTCCCAAACTCCAAAGAGAAGTGTTAGCCCTTCTCAACAGGCAATCTTCACCACTTCGATACGCTCTCTTGACAGCGCTTTGCAGAGTTCTCGTCCACTGTGATATATGGTAATTTATGAGTTTTTTAGCTTCCCTTGGCGGTATTATTAATGATCAATTTGGAATTGGCGAAAATACCTCTCATTCATTGGATACGGTATCTGGTGGTGCCTACAGCCGTTTAGGTGATTATGCTAATAAATTCGATAAGTCTGCTGAGCGCACTTATATCGAAGATGGATTTATTAGAGATATAAGGCCTCGTAGAAGATCTGTTCTATTTCAACAGCCAGATTTTTATGTAGTAATTAAAAAGAGAATGTTTTCTACTTTGGTAGATAACTCAAAACTAGATGTCTTAGAAGAAAAAGAGAGAGTATTAATAGCTGCAACAAAAAGATTGTTCCAGAATAAGTGCCGTATTTTAGCGGCATATGAAAAGCTAACAAAGATTGAACAGCTTACATTTGATTCTGGAAGATTCAACACATTTTTAGCACCAGCATTATTAGACTTGATAGATTCTAGTAATGATCTGTTTACTGCATTAGGATCAAATGGGCTTAGCCCATCCACAAAAGCAGCTATTGATACGCTGCGAAAGGTTATCTCATATTCTGAGCCAGGAGCATTTAGTAATTGGACTACTAATGATTATGATGCCGTCTTTGGGAAGGATGTCGGAGAGGGGCCTGGAACATTTGAGCTAACTAATATTACCTCAATCAAAACCACAGTCTCTACAGAGTGGGGTGGTGGTCAAGCTAGCCTTACTCTTGAAGACCCCTATAATTTACTAACCATTACCGAAGCTGATATCGATCAAGCAATTACAGATGTTACCAATCCGATGAGGACAGGAAGCTATTATGTATTTGTTGAAAATGAGCTTCAGAAGACGATTGATAAATTCAAATCAGATCTTGCCCTTGAAAGACAGGGTCGTCTAGCCAGTCAGATTACATTCAAGATAAGCCCAGGCACTGTGCTATCAAAGCGCGTTAGGGCAATCATAGATGATGAAGGAACAGAGATTTTATTCACATATTCTACTGGAATAAACAACTTTTTATCTTCTATTGGTAACGCTAAAAATATCAGTCAAGTATTTTCGTCTGCCGCTAATGTATTTTCAACTGGAAGTGTTACTATTGAACCACAATTTTTGGCCGGAAATCCTAGTGGAAATATCAGCCAAAATAATCAATTAACAGCGTCTGAGCGTAAGAAGTTTGAACAGATCATTTCTGATATATTTACACAATTGAGCCAACACGAAACCTCTCAGCGTGAGATGAAGACTCGTAATCTGAAAACAAACTATGCGCGCAACCGAATGCGTTTGTTCTTTAATGGCAAATATATCATCCAGCCAATGGATACGATTACGATTTGGATGACAAGCAGGACTGATGAAGATGCCAGGATGCCCGGAGGTTTCAAGAAGCAACAAAATGAATTGGGTATTAGTATTACTCAAAAATTTGATACTATTATCAAGAACATAAACAGTTCGATAAATTCAATGTCGGCTCCAGTTGGAGCTTCCTATGACGATCTTGAAAGGCTTAGCGTAGTTGGTCCTGATATGCCGAGTTGGTTATGGCGCATGTTCAGGCAAGATATCACCAATCAACCTACTGGACCTTGTATTTTCTCTGGTCTTGTCGGTAAGGGAGGTCAGGGTGTTACTGGTAATTGGAGCGATGGTAAGTGGAACATCAACTTTACTTGCGAAGATCATACGGGATATTTTGATAAGAGCATGGTTAATTTCAAGCCATCCTCTGATGTGTTCAATGCGTCTATTTATGATCCTCTAACTCCATTTGATGTAAGCTTTGATGCCGCTACTGGAGCTGCAATTACAAATCCATCAAACGGAAATATTCCTCCTTTATTGAAGGAAAATAAGGATTTGCTTCAAAGCGGAATGCTTATTTTTAGAAGCGGACCGAACAAAGGAAACCAAGCAACAGAAACTTTATATACACATGCTCCAAAGGAGATTTCTTTTGACTCATGGCGTAGTGTATTACACGATCCAGAAGGATTAGTATATCGCTGGAAGCAGGGAATCCAATCATTAACATTCACTCAACGTCCAAATCGCCTATCAAATACCGAACATGAAAGAGCAATTTTATTGACAGCTAAGCCATTTGCTGGCCAAGATGTAATGAATGTTATATCTCTTTTGATAACTGGCGTTCCATATAACTATGATACCTTCTTGAAGGCCGCAATCGAAAATGGAAATTCATTAGGGGCTCGTGATGGCTTGAACAATCTTCCAGCGGCATCAACATATATTCAAGGCTTACTTGCCGAGATTGAGAGAAACAATCTGGTTTGGGGAAATTTTGTGCCTCACAAGCAATTGGTTATCAATGAGGCAGCTGAACAATTTATAGCTCAACAACGCCTGGATATCACAACGCAAAATTCAAATCTTACTCAACAATTGAATGAGCTGGCGCGTACACAAGACCAGTTACTTTTGTATCAGCAGAATGATATGTTCCAAGGTGCGAAAGTGCCATCTTCTGTAGATAGCGTTGTGTTTGCTCAGAAAATTCAAGCTTTGAAAGCAAATATTCAAACTGCTCAAACTAACTTTATGAATACCATCTCGGTAAATAATCCAGATGTGGGTATTACGGTTATTGGTAATGATGTAAATGCAGATCCTTTGGCCACAGATTCTAATCCAGGCCAAAATCAATCTCAGAAACAAAGGGACGCTCTACAATTACGACAGAGATTGTTTGCAATGACGGCTCGTAGGTTTTGGCAAGTTAGAGCCAATCAGGACAAGAATCTATTCATTGTAGATGATCAGTATGATAAGAACTTTGACATCATGGCCTTTGAGAGAAAAATTGGCAACAAGATAGATTTATTCAATAGCCAATACTCCAATATTGGTGAACAAATTGGTCAGGTTAAAAAACTATTGAGCTTAGAATGTTTCGCTAATAGTCAGGGCCATATCATAACAAGACCACCGGGTTATAATAAAGTTCCCAGCTCTGTATTTTACAAGATGTTCAAAGACCGTGACTCTAATGGCGTCAAGGTTTTTCCTGACTTTTTGGAGAGTCTATATTTCAACCAGGTGAAAGATACGTTGACTCAAATTGAAGTCGTTGAAGATAATATTCGTTTGCGCGCAATAGCACTTGGAGCGTTGACGGATCAAGATATGGTTAGCCTAATTAATGGAAACTCGACCAATGGTGGAAGTTTCAACTTCCTGACGAATACAGGTACTGGAACCAACCTATTACAATTCTCTCAGCAATCAAACCCAGAAGATCAGGATCCAACTCATTCATTACTTATATCTTTATCTAGCTATCAACAGAGAATCTCTACTCAAGTAAAGAATTCTAAACAGTTTACGGCCAGTACCCAAGTAAGTGCTTTCTTTACTCAGCTCAATCCAAGCCCTGATTTGCAGACTAGTACATTAGAAGTAATTCGTAATAGGATTAAAATTGCGACTGGTACAGAGCCACCAACGCTTGATCAATTATTTTCCGATCCTCAATTTTCGCGCATTGGGCAGAGAAGTCAAACCAGTAAACTTGCTCTAATAACCCAAATAGCTCAGTTTGTTTCACAGCGCCAATCGTTACTAAAGTCAGCTTTGGGGGCCATTAAGAATTTGGAAGAGGGCATTAGTGTAAATGCTGTGCCAGACCTTGGGGCAAATAATTCGAACGATCAGGTTGTTAATGCGGTTGTTGCTCCTTTCCTAAATCGTAAAACTCAAATTCCTCAAATACTAGAACATATGATTGAGTATGAAGATGAGGATGACCTGGGCCCTGGCTCTGGTCGGAGATTCATACTTACTGCCGATAGAATTGTTAGCCTAACAATTTCTGAAAACCCACCACCATTCACGATGGTATCTGTAAATGGTTTGTTTGGGCAAGGTTTTATAGATCCCCCTGGAGGATTGCAGACTTCCAATGATGGTAATGCGGTAACCTCTGCCTATGCCGTTGATTATGATATGTGGTATCAATATGGATTCCGAGCGCCGAAATCTATAGAAGCACCATTCTTTAATGATCCAAACATTCAATGTGCTCCATTTGCCGTTGCTGCTTTACTAGAAGCTCGTGAGAATATTCTGCAGGGTAGCGTTGGAATTGTTGGCTATAATGAATATTATCAGCCGGGAGATGTTGTTTATATTGAGGATAGAAATCTGCTCTTCTATGTAAAATCTGTAAGTCATTCATTTTCATATGGAAATCTATCAACAACTCTTGAGCTTAATTATGGTCATAGCCCGGGAGAGTATATTCCTACAATGTTGGATATCGTTGGTAAGGTTTTGTATAGTTCCAAGGGGTTTTTCGATCAATACCGCAGTGAAAGATTTGAGATGTTAGGGTCTGCTAAATCACTTGGGGCGCTTACATTCGTCTCTTCGATATCAACATATCAAACCCCTCAAGGCAATGATACTAGATTGCCACCAGACTCAGATCCTTTGGAGGTTTTACTTAGTGGACGTTATGGTGAACGAAACAAGAATATTTTAGGTAATATTCTACTTTATGTTAGTGGAAGTCTAAACCAACAAGCTTTCCAAAATCAAAAGCCTTTTGTTAAGATAGTTTATTATATAACAGGTAATTCATTTGATAGTGATATGCTTACATTTGCAACCACAGTTAAGGATTGGCTTATCTCGCCAGAGGGTGACACATCTAGCGGATTGAGTCCTTTGAAATTTAATACTGGCAGTAGTGGTAAGACAAAGCCATTTGGACTCAACGCTAGCGATATTGTAATTGAACAAGTAGATTTTACAGATCCTGCTAATCAAACTAGAGTTCAGGTATTTCCTGATACTGGAGCGGATCCTGTTGCCAATACTCAAGGACCATCATCTGCGGCTATTTATGCTGCAAGAACATGTAGCGTCTCAACATTATCACCAGAGAATTTTAGTTTGTTTTTAGCCAATACAGTCATTGATGTTTTTATAGATTCAAAACCGATACCAGTTTTGTCTAACGATTCGGTTGCGATAGTTCGCGCTGCTGGTGCTGCAAGTTCTGGCGCTGGGGCGGGAGCTGGTGGTGCAGCTGGTGCCGTTCAAAGTTCTTCTAGTTCGGCAAGTGCTGCTACTGCGGCTGCTGCCGCTGGAGCTGCTCGTAATGCAGCTGGGGGTGGATAATGGGAACTAACACTCGTATCGGATCAATTCCCGGAATTCCTATTCGTGGAGTGATTCAAAGTTTTGATATTCAAAGAAAAGTTGCGATGGTTAAATTGCCATTGGCTTCTTCTCCAACTTTGCAACCCATAAAACTTCCAGTTGGATGGATGGGTGCTAGAGGAGAGGTTTCCTGTGGTTATCCAGCAAAGGGAACAAACATTTTTGTGGTTATGGGACAAGGCAACGAATGGATATTCGTTAGCTATGATCAACCAGACTCAACCAGCTTATATGATTCTGATGGTATTCGTCGTATTTCAACAACCAAGTTTCGTCCAGGACGTTGGCTTACGTTGGTACAAAATGATGTTGGTCTAATTGTAGATCCACAAGATGGTGTTGTCCAAGGAGATTCAACATCATTTACTCAAGCAGATTCGATGCTTGACATATGGAGCTCTAGGTTTGCTAATGAGATGCACTTTACAGAAGCACACCGTGAAGTAACTGGTACAGTTCTTCGAGATATAGATTCTGATAGTACAAGAAATGTCACAGGCTCATCTCTAACAGATCATACATACAACAACTCTCTCACGCCAATTGGTCTTGATCCAAGTACATTCCCATCCGTTTCTGCTGTGGCTAATCGAAACCCAGCGCTAACGGAAAGCAGGAAAATGTACTATGAATTCATCGATAGCTTTGGATATACATACGATGAAGCGGAAGAGAGGATTTATGCCGGTCAAGATCTTTCTCAACCATTACCATTCCAACGAAAGAGAAGCCGTACTGATACGATGAGTTTGAGTTTGGATCAGCCAAACTATTTAGCAGAAGTAATTGTTGGAACAGTTGTTGACATCTATGGAAACATTCTAGATATCAATAGAAGCATACTTCCAAGTGGTATTGTTGATTCATTGTCATTTAGGAAATCTTCAGATGATCAAAATGTAGCATTTACAAACCTGCTAACGCAACTTCGAAAGAGTATAGCTTATCACTTCGAACTCAATGCCAGAAAACCTGGATTGGATTTGCCTAATTATTCAGATGTAAGTGATTATGCTCGTAATCGTAGCAGGTTCTTCTTTGATATAGATAAAGAAGGACAATTCAAATGGAATGTTCCAGCCTCAAGTGAGACGGGTAATGTTCCGGTGTTGGTTCGCCACGAAAACTTTTCCAATCTCAAAGGGTTTATAGATAAGACGGATCGTGGTCAGCTTCTGTATAATGTTACCAACAATACAGATTTGCAACTAGAACCACACGGGAAAGGCGCTGTATCTCTCGTAAGCACTGAAGATACTCTCAAGAACTTTGCAGCCCCAGTAAATAGGCTAGATGGAAGCGTCATAAAACTCGGAACAGGATTTCATGATATAAGTAATGTATTATTCCTCCACAAGGTAGATAAACCTTATTCATCCTCTGGTAACGCTGGCTATGAAAACAGTCTTATAAACTTTGTATCCCCGGTTACAGATGTTGTGTCTTCTAAATTGATAGTATCTGGCGCTGGGGCAAATGCTGGTGGCCGAAGTGGAACAATATCATTGGATGGTATGTTGTCTGTGAGTATTGGAGCGAATACCGCAGATCGCCAAAGTTTGTGGTTAGATTGTGCTGGTGGGATGGTGGCAGCAGTTGGGCGGGATAAGTTCAATCGTTCATTAGCCGCCACATTGGATGGTGATATTTTAATGCAGGTTGGCGGCCCAACCATTGTTGATGATTCCAGATTTCCATCAGTCACTTTCAATAATGAAGCCAGGGATGGAACTATTGACATCCGAGTATGGAACTCTGGAAGTTTTCATACGATTAGAATTGATCCTCAGGGAATAAAGATTCATACCCCACAGAACATTGATATAGTGTCTGAGGGTAGTATGAGATTTAAGTCAGTGAATAGCAATATATATTTCGATGCTGAAAGCGTTTATTTCTATACAACAGATCCTGCTACTGGAAGGTTGGTATTAAGGGCCACCGAAGGTGCTGCAGGAAGGACTGTCTAAGGTGAATCATGGTTTGCAATCCAGCTGATACTAACATTACGATTGGACCACCGGGACCTAGCCCACAGATCCCAGGCCTTGGTTTGCCATTTTCAGTACCAAAGAATCCATTTGGCGATCTGTCCCTTCCAGCTGGCGTTCCAGAAGATCTGATAAATCTGATTGAAACAATCTTTGCCATGTTCCCTGGTGGGATTAAATTGCAGCCAAATACAGATGCTATGACCAAAGGCATTTGGGATGCCTTGGCCAGCTTATTCAATCAGATAGCTCCATTCTTAGGTATCTACAAATTCATTCAGGCATTGTTGAATATGATACTTTGTATCATAGATGTCTTCTGCGCTCTGATGAATCCATGGTCAACCTTGAAGGCCATTAGGCGTTTATTTAAGAGATGCTTACCAGATTTCCTATCCATGTTTCCATGGTTGGCATTGCTGATTATGATATTGGCGTTGATATTACTTCTCATTGCATTGATAGAATACATCATCAAAGTAATCATTGCCTACATCAAACAGATAGTAAATAATATCAAAATCCTTTTACGTGCAATACAGGTACATGATAGTGACGCTACTCTCGCCGCAGTTCAAAAGATATCATTTCTATTATGTCTAATTGAGCAATTATTCACGATTCTAATGGGCATCAGTGCGTTACTTGCCATTATTCAGCCACTCATGGGAATTTTGGGCCGCTCTGTATGTAATGGCGGAGATAGGAATGGTAATGGTGCTGAAGATTGTTGTACTCCAGATTTTTGCCCGCCATTCATTCGTAATAATCCAGATGGTTTGATACTGAAAACTGGTCGCCTAATTTACCAGCGGGAAATTGACTCAATTGTTCCACTAGATCCTTTGTTTGATTTCTTGAGATCATCCGCTGCATTTGTTCTCAGGCCTCAACGATGGCAATTTGTCGATGATCATCCAACAGAATTTAAATTCTTGGATATCATTACCCCATCGCCACAATATGGGTTTATTTATTGGCCAAACAATGATGTGTTTGATCACAACTCAGCTTTGATTCGAATTCCATACACGCTTGATATGAACATATTTATCAAGCCTAGCAATTTTGGAAATCCTTCTGATTTAGGAATAGAGCGCCATATGAGCGTTCAAAATGTAATCGTAACAACAAAGCCAAATGTATATCCTACGGCTTGGAATAATAGTCTTGATACTAGTATTACTTCTGGGTCTTTGAACTTAGTGGGTGGTTCAGTATTTGAGATTACTCCAGATGGCTATGTTCCATATTACATCAATGGAGTTCAGGCCACTCTCCAAACATTAGTATCCAAACCGACTCAGAATTTATCTCAATTACCATCAAATGATGACGGATACAATTTCTTAGATGTTAGCTATAACCTGAAAATAAATCACGAGGTACTGATTCAATATGGGCTCATTGGTTTGATGTGCCAACCTGATACTGCTTCAGAATCAGCAGTATTGAATGCCGAATATAATGATATGAGAAGCGTTCTAGATAAGGTTGGGCCATTGCCGGATGTTGATGGAGCGATAGCTTGTTTGACACAGGCCCTTGCAAAATTCCGTGGAAATCTAAATGAGGATACCGCAGTAATATTCCAAAATGAAATTACAGATTGCCTTAATTCTTTGAAGAATCAGTCTTTGGACTTTTATACCACGGGTACGATTGCTGCAACGGATCGATATTCTAGTAGTTTTTCGCTATATCCAAGCATTCAGTTTATCAAAAATGATATTCAGGTAACAGTTCAATTGAGAGATAAATCAGGCAATCAATTAGCGGTGAATGTGACACCAGATGCTGCTACAGCATTAAGTGCTTTAATAAAAGCCATTCCAACATTTGGTACTATCTCTAACTTTACTTATGATGGGTATGGAGATTTTATTGCGTCACTTACCAGTGATTTGGCCGGCAGTGGCCAGATAACAGCTTACGTTAATAATGAGTCTATTGCTACAGTTGTTAATAGAGATAGTGATACATTACCAACTGCGATTATCGATAGTGTTCTTACCTATGAATTCATTGATAAGACATCTTACTCGTATCGCGCAGAGGGTGGTAGCTATAAGCAGAGATTCGGAGATGCTGATGTTGCCGAGGATGGTACATAATGGTAACTGTTACCAAAGATACATGGTTTAATAATGTCGGGGATCATTTTCCAAAAGATCCATTAGATGATATTAGGGCTATTGATTTAGACATCAATGATTTGGTGGCCAAATTTATGCGCCCAATTGATTTGTATAGAAGTCATGTTTCTCCGGTTGTAAATGGTGATTTAATTCAGGCTGACCTATCCACATCTAGCTCACCTTCGGAAAGCAGATGTCATACGTTCTATAGAATGCTTGGTCTTCCCACCATTTCTCCTGATGGTAGTTTAATTAGTCCAGGCTTTCCACTCAAGGATAAAGACCATCAGAAAAGCATAGATGGCAAAATACCTGATAGTGTCAAGAAGGCTATTTCTGATAGGGAGAATGGGGCTCAATATAGGACCAATCTATTTTCAGCACGTAATGGCGACACCTCTGTTTTTGGGCTTTCGCTAGCAACTCCGAATGGTCAGCGTAAATTTTCCATTGATGTTGGATCACTTGATGATATTACGCTAACACCACAGGCAATTCCGGCTCGCACTCAATATATAAATAGATTTTTCCAGAATTCAGATGGATCTGCAATAGTCAATAAGTTCGAGACCGTATCACATCCACTTGCACCGTTCATTACTGATTTGGTTATTACATCGAATGTAGAACCAAAATCAGGGTCTAATAGTGTGCTAGTTGGTCAGCCATTTCTAGATAAAAAAGATTTGGAATATGAATCTGGTAAGTATGCAAAACGCCCAGGTTTGGAATTTATCATACGAACTAAACTTCGTGAAAGTAATGTTTTACAGAGTTTGCTTACAGCTGCTCAAACAGTGGTACCAAATATTAGTACACAAGCTGGTTTGATTGGTGTTGGAATTAGCGAAGATGACGCTGCTAGACTATTCCAAGAGGGATTGATAGATGTATATACAGTAAATGATTTATTCAAGACATACAAAGGTCTTATTAATGTATATTACAATGCAGTGAAGACAATTGCTGATATCGGCAAAGATATAATTTGGATTCCAATGCCTAATGAGGGCGGGCCAGAATCTGGTTCTGTGGTTAATTCTACGTTTGTTGTCCCAAGCTATTACCTAGATTCTTGGGAAATTGAACGCAGATTATCTGAATTGAAAGTTAAATCTCTTCTTGCAAAGACACAAGTTGATATTGGAACCAATGATGATAATTCATCTTTAGTGTATGGCGATTTTACAATATCTGAATTTAGCAATGTGGCTAATACTTTTGAGAATGATTTAGCTGATGAAAACTCAAAAAGATCTTCATTGGAAGCACAGGGTAGTGATGCTCTAAGAATAATCGAAATTATTGGTGGCGAAGTAAGTGGGCTTGGCCTCATTGATATTATTGCCATTTACCTTTCTCTTTGGGCATTGGACGTTCCAACACTACTTAATTTGATTGATGACTCCGCTGCGGCTAGGTTAAATAGTATCACTGAACTTGCAAATGACGCAACTCAGAATCGAGTTAATAGTCCAGGAAACTCTGTTACCGCTTATGAAACGCTAACATCGGCAGTTTCCAGCTTGCTACAATATGGTGATTATATATTTGATCGTCTAAAGGGATCTCCCAAGGATGGCGGAATTGGGGATGTAAGAAATAAGGGATAATTGAGTATAAGTGTATGTCATTTGATTTGAAGCTTTTTGGTGGAGATTTAGTTATCCAAAATGGAGATTTGGCTATTGTAGAGGATTCTGACAAGCTAACCCAGGATATTCTGAAGCTGGTCAGCACTCAATTGGGGTCTAATCCTTTCTTTCCGGCGTATGGGTCTCCAGTAAGCCAGGTTTTGATTGGAACTAGTGATGTAGATTTTGCACAAGATGTTGCAACTCAGCAATTGCGAGCCAGCATTGAACGCCTGAAGGATCTCCAACAGAACCAAATAAAGAGCAATCAAATTGTAACAGCTGAAGAGCAAATTTCTGCAGTCCAAAACGTCTCCATTGTTCAAGCTAAGGATGATCCTCGATATTACTTCGTGAATCTGACGGTTATCAATAAAGCTTTCCAGAGTGTGCCTATTTCCTTTGCTGTAGTAACTAGCTAATAATCCGGTATTCAGAAAGCAGTGGATATATGCTATTTTGTAGCTTTGAGGTAACATGGCACGGGTTAGGACTGCAAATGATATTGTTCTCGGAAGTATAGATTTTTACAGAACTGCGCAGCCACAACTTGACCTACAACCTGGTCAGGTGGCTCGTGATCTTCTTATTGACGGCCCAGCTGTTCAATTGGGAAGCTTGTATGAAGAATTGCAGAGCGTTCAATCAGCTCAATCGCTATTCCTGTCTTTAGGTTCAGAATTGGACGCCTTAGCATCCAATTTTGGCGCGTCTCGTAAGCAAGGGTCTCCATCGATTGGTACTGCAATCCTTACCTTCAATTCAATTGAGGCTGATATTCCAATTAATGCCGGCGGAGTGGTAACGGCAAGTAATGGAGCTTCGTTTACAGTCATCAATTCCTTTACGGTAGCTGTGAACAATAAGAACACCTATCGAGCCACTGCCTCGAAGTATTCTGCAGCTTTAGCTTTCGCAGCAATCACAGATCAGTATGCCGTTGAGGCCCAGGTAACAGCCACATCTACTGGAAGTAATGGAAATATTTCCAGTTATTCGCTGAATAATACTACGATTCCTGGAGTTTCAAATGTCACAAATGCAGCTTCCTTTCAAGGTGGAGCTTCAGCCGAGACTGATTCGTCTTTCAAACGTAGAATTCTTGGTATTTTCAGCGGATCAAATACCGGAACTGCTCTTGGCTATAAGAATACAATTATAGCAGATTCGGATGTCATAGACTGTTTAGTGGTTGGCCCCGGCGATCCTTTAATGACTCGCGATGGAACACAGGTATTCACGGCGGCAGATGGCACCAAGACGATTGTGTCTGAAGGGACTGGTGGGAAAGTAGACCTTTACGCTTATGGCTTCCGTTTGGTTGAAATTATAGACGGATTCATATACTTTGATCATAGCAACAAAGATGATCCAACTGATCCTTCGAATGACTTTGTTCTTGGGCAAATTACCACAGATGCCAACAAGACGGTCTCTAGAAAGAGAATTGATGATATCAATAATCAACAACTGCCAAATCAGCCAGTTACCAATATCATTAGCATTACCGGATCTTCTAGCGGTTCTAACTTCGCTCTAAAGAGTGTAGATGCATCTAGAGTTGTATCTGGAAACTATGAATTGCTGCGAGACACCGGTGTGTACGCTGGAAGCCCATGGGGATTTGATCGTTTGCATTGGGTCGATGATAGGATTAGAGATTTAGCAGAGGATATTACTAAGGGTAAATTCAATAGCCAGGACTCTACCAATTTTTCTGATGTTACTTTGATTAGTGCAGTTAATCAAAACATTCAAATAGTTAACGAAAATAGCAATGTAAGTCCGGCAGATCGGTCATCCATTCAATTATCTCACTCCCCAATCACTGCGGTTACCAGAGTTTTCAACCAGACAACTGGAGAGCGCTACATAGTTACAAATCAAAATCCAGACGGAGGGAGCCAAAACACCACCGGCCGCATTACAATTTCAGGTTCTACCCTTCCAGCTGTAAGTGATATTCTTCAAGTAGACTACGTTTGGATTTTCAATTATGATCTAAATTGGGATTTTGATAATAAAGTATCCTCTGATAACATCCGTGACGTTGTAGATAGTATTGATTGGGGATATTCAAACGTTGTGCGCAGAGAAGAGTCTGTGGTAACTGGAGTTAACACAAAAACAGTTACAGTTACTCATCCGGTAAATGCAGTTGTATCTATTAATGTGTTTACTGATGGGTATGGCTTTGTACAGCTTATCAGCAATAGGTTGGCTGTTGTTGTGACCGGCTTGGTATCAAATGTTGTCTCGGTAGTTGAGTCTTCTAATAATGACGAGGTTTTCAACACCGGTACCAAAGATGGAAGTTTTAGCGGATTTACTGTTTATTTACCAACGGACACAACTGCGCAGATTGGAGATTTAGTAAATATAAGGTATAATGCCATTGATCAATTCATAAGCAATGGTATTTCTGGAAGCTTTAGTGATAATGTAATCACCCTTCCATCATCAACCAATGTTGTTGCCGGGACGATTGTTGAGGTCAATTATTTGGCTAACATCAATCAACTTGTTCCTTCGACAGCATTGTCTACATTGCCAATTTTTAGAAATGACAATGGGTTTTATTTTGGAACAGGTAATATATTTGGAACTCAACCGACAACTCATATATACTTTCCAAATCCTTCGCCGATACCAAACACAGCTCTTCCAATTGAATTCAATCTTAGAAAGGCTCCAACTAGGTTGAAGCTAACAATTGCTGGAACTATTTCTCCAGGCGTAATCACTGTTTCCGGCACAACAATCCAGGGAGTTTTTGATAAAATATTAACTGCCACCGCGAATGGTTTGGTTCAAGATTTTTCATCCCTGATACGAACAGCTTTGGGTTTGAACAGCAATCAGTCAATTCCATCCAATCTTACAATAATAAGTTTGGTAGGTTTTGAAAAGGTGGAACTATCTGGTACGGAAGTGATTTCTATAGATCATGTCTATGATGTATTTGGATATTCGATTCGTGATAATAGTTTTTCTAAATTTGAGGCTACTAGCAACTCAAGCCTAACTCCTACGCAAATAGCAATTCCTAACACCGTTGGTAACAATGCTAATTTGCCAAAGATTGGTGATAAGATCAGAGTTACATTCTATATTAGCAAGACCAGCGATATAGAAAACGTATCATTCAGCAAGAGTGGGACTCTGTATACTCAAAAGAGATTTGCATTTGTTGATGTTGTGTCAATTTCCAGCGGATTTACTTCCACCACTTCGCAGTCAGCAACGCTTTCTATTGCGCCTCAGAATCAGCCGGTACAGGGCACAAGGTATACTGCATATTATGATTATTTAGCTCCTAAGCCAAATGAAAGAATCACTATACACTATAATGCAAATCAAGTAATTACGGACAATACATTCAACATCGAAAGAACAAGACCTATCGGAGCTGATGTTTTAGTCAAGGCCGCCGTACCAATCTTAGTTAATATCACTTTGGCAATTGTCGTTTCTCCTGGTTTTGATACTTCTAGTGCTGTTGTTCTTCAAAATGTAGAGGATGCAGTCACTAATTCATTGAACTCAACTGCATTGGCTACGACCATAGATTCTTCAGATTTTATTAATGTGGCTTATACAGTAAATGGAGTTGACCGTGTTCGAATCTTAGAATTCAACAAGGATGGAGCTGCTGGCCAGGTACTAAGTATTACGGCACAGAGTAATCAATACATACAAGCGAACAATGTTTTAGCTAAACTTGATACTAGATAAATTAGGTAGTAATGGCAAATCTTAGAATATTGGACATAAATGCGGCCGATAGCAGAACGATTAAGGTAAGGTTTTCAGCCGCGCTAGCAGTTGATATTGGGCAATCAAATGTATTGGTGTTGTCTGAGGTTGTAAATGTTCCAGATGTTGAAGTTCTTACAGTTGAGGTCGCTGATGATATCTTCATTATTAGCACATTACCTCAAACTCCATATGCTAGATACAAGGTAGTTTTTCAATCTACAAATGCTGTAAAGTTCAGAAGCTTAGACAATCGTCAGTTCTTGCTTGAAGATGGGCGTGCCAACGTTGCCAGAGTCTTAGGAGCCGAGAATGATTACAACCCAACTCGCGATAACCTAGTAACATTATTGGGTGGTCCTCAAAGTGTTTACAATCTATCTCGTGAAACATTCGTACGCACTATATTAAATCAGACTTCAAATTTATTGAATAAAGCCCAAGCTGATGTTGGCCAGGCAAAGTCAGCTAATTATCTTGAAATTCTCGTAAAAGATGAGTTGAAAACTCGTAATTTTGGTCCTTGGGATCGCCTTAATCAAGAGGGAGCTTTTCAAGTTTGGCGTGTTGGACTAACCCCAACAGACGAAACAATACAAGGGGTAATTGCTTTCGATAGTTTCCCATCAGACCCAATAACTCTACAACGGGATGTTGTTACCAATGAGATTTTAGTACTTGGTATTGGAAAGGGAACATATAATGATTTGACGTTGACGCTGAATAAGCTTCCAGTTACCAAATTAACTTCAGTTACAATAAAATATTCAGATGGCTATACCTTTGCCTACGATATTAGAACGCTAGGATACCAAATCAGTGATCCTAAATATGATACTGCATTCGGTCGTCGTTTGATTACACTTGCCAATAACCAAATCAAACTTAATGACACTCTAAAAGACGATCCAACCTTTGTGCTCCCTAGCGGTAATGATAAGATTGTAGTTTCTTACGAATACAAATCGTTGGGTCGTATCATCGATGATACTAGCGTTTCTGTTGTTCAGGTAAATCAGGTTATCAGAGAAGTTGCTCCTGCAATTACCACGATGTTTTCGCTGCAAAATGCTCCGGTAGTTACGGCCGGAGATAAAATACCAACATCTGGCGGTGTTCAGTTCTTAGATCCTTATTCAGCGACTCCGTTCATTGATACTCATCCAGCTTTCTCGAATGAAATTCCGTATCGTGAAGGCGGTCTGCCAAATTATCCTGGAGAATATTCGGTTGATTATACAACCGGTCGTGTTTTCGTTTACGGAGCGATTAAAAATGATGGAACTGGAGATTTCCCTCCGGCCATGAATTACTACTACCGAAAAACATATATTTCTCGTTTAGACTATACCTATGTTCCTGAGTTTAGAGATCTTGTCGCATCCCCTCTTCGAGAATTGGTGACACAAACAGCAAAGATCAACTATCTTTTTGAGCAAACCTATGTCCCTGGTATTGACTATGTAGCCAATGTACATGTTGAGAGTTTGAATGAGCGAGTTCAAAATCGCCTTGCAACATTGGATTCGCTATATACTATAAACGCACCAATTACAGATGTTTTTAGAATCTACAACGAAACAACTGGAGAAATATATACGCTCAGAAGAATCACTGATAACAAGATATTCTTTGATTCAAGAACTCCACCAAAAATTACCAATATCACTCTAGAGAGGGCGTCTTTTGCTTCTGTTTTGAATGAGTCATTGATTCTTGAGAATGAGCTTGTCAATGCCTTTAGCGTTCGCGTGCTAAAAATAAGAGTCATGAACCAAAATATCATGGGTAACACCGATGATGTGATTGGGTCTAGCTTTAATACTAGCGTTGGTTTTAGTCAGAATGATGTTTTTGTTACTGAGGTATATTATGATTCTCAAGAATTATCAGAGATAATTAATACCAACAGGCTATCTATTGGTCAGTATCAAATAAATTATCGCGATGGTATTATATATGTAGGAGTTACGAATAATCAAAGCCTTAGCATTGGAACGGTCTCTTACAAGATTCCTGTTATCTCTCCTGTAAATCCTCATGTTGTCTCAGTTTCTCAAGTCTACAACAGTATAAATCCAAACTTTGGGCCTTCGAAGATTTTGGATTACATTTCATTTGGAGAAGCGGCCATAACCCCAACACCAAGCCTCATGGACGTTTCGGATGAGCGCTTCACAAACAAAGACCCAACGAATCCTTATTTCGTTTTTGAGAACACGATTACGGTAACTGATGATATCGATACGCTTCGTAGTCTGTATGACGCGTACGATCTAAACAATCATGTAAGCCCAATAAACTTTGCAGATTCGGCAACCATCTCGGCCAATGTAATTACCCTTGGAGGAATTGCTCAAACATCACAAGAGGTGGTAAGTGGTACTCTAACAATTACTGTACCATTTATATCAGCGGGCATTGAAGTAGGAGAAGTCACAAGTGTTATCAGAGTAAGTGATGGATATCAGCTTGTCGATGGATATACATATTCTCTTGGTAACGTCATTTATCTAAGTAACGCATTTGCAGTTTCTGGTGATGTTGTTAATGTCCAATACACCGTTATAATGAATGGAGAGGCAACTCCAATTGTAGATTACAACCGTGGAGATTTTTTTGTTGATTATTCAAGTGTAACAGATGAACTTTTAGTCTCGTATGAATGGGGCGATAATGTTATTGATCATCGTACCAGTAATACATTCAAAGAAGGAGATACTTATTACACAACGTATTCTATTGGAGCTTTGCGCAACTCCTTGCTTCAGAACTTCGGAACTTTAGTTCAAATTCCAGAGCTTCAAGTATTTGATGAGGAATTGGATCGTGAAATCTACCGCGATATCCTTCAGGGAGCTTTGCAGACATTTACGCAAGGTCCAACAATACCGGCAATGAAGGAACTGATTTCCAGCGTAACCCAAATTGATCCTAAAATTGTAGAGGCAGCATTTTGGTCTTTAGGCGTTAGTTTCTTGTCAAAGGTACCATCTTCCGTTTTTGGAACGCCATATTTATCTGCCGGATTCTTCGATCAGGGTTTGGCAGTTTTGAAAGCTGGAGATGGAGCAACCCTTCCAATTTCCAACAACTTGAGACTGGAAGAAGGAACTCTTGAGTTGTCAGTTATTACTGATTGGGATGGTATCGACAATGATGCCACCTTGACCTTTGAGCTATTCAAAGATGGCTATGTAGTTCCAGCAGAAAACATTTATATTGGATCTAGATGTTATAACCCAACCATTGCGAATGGGACATTCTCTGTCAATAGAACAGATGAGAATAGCCCAGAGGGCCTTCCAGCTTTGATCTTTATCAGAAATGGCATATTCATTTATTATGACACTGATATCAAACATTGGAAGATTCTTGCCAAGGATGTTCCTGACGGATATGTATATTCGGGTACGGTTACCACATCTGGTTCATTCTATGATGTGAATTTTGTTCCTGGGCTTGCAGAGGATACTGACATTTTACGGTCTGGGCTTTCGACAGTAGAATTTGAATTCCATCTGGATGGCTATGATGTTCTCAGCCCTGATGGGTATGAATATGGCGATGGATATATCCCAGGTGTTTCGTTTGATGGCATTCAATTAATGTCAGACGATCGACATTATTTCTTCGATTTTGGTAAGAATGAAACTCAGAATCGATTCTCTTTATACAAGGACGGCCGAGGGTATTTGGTCTTCGAAGTATGGGATCGTGGTGGCTTTGGATTGGTACAACCAGACCGAAAAAATGTATACCAAGTAAGCGCCGATATACAAAATTGGGGCTCTGGACAAAAGCATACTATTGGTATCTCTTGGAGTCTAAACTCCTCAGATCGTAGAGATGAAATGCACCTGTATGTTGACGGTTTTGAAACTCCAAACCTTGCGCGCTATGGTAATATTCCAGATGTTGCATCTTATAATAGATTTAGAACAGTGGTTCCAGAACAGATCGTTGGGGTTGTATTTGCAAATTCAATAACTGGCAATGACCTTATAACAACCCAAGGATCTAATATTGTAATATCTCCATCCTTAAGTCTATCTGCGCTTGATGATGGGTACACTATTGACATCATGGAACAAGGGTTTGGTAAGTATGTAATATCCAATGCATCGGGGACTCAGATGACCTTGAGTGCCAATATGTCAGCTTCTTTGAATGATGCTAGATTTATCATTAATCCGCCACAGTTTATTGTCGGAACTGAGATTGATATCTACAAGAACATAGGTGTATTTATTGTAGACGGATATGGAAATGAACGTGAAATTCCAGGAACAAGAGCTGGAGTCCCTTCTTACTCAATTGATAGGAACACTCTTAACCAGAGGATTCTGACAATTTTTGATAACACCCTAGCCGGCGATACTGTGCTTATCAAAACGTTTGGTTTGAACCATAGGCGATCTAAGGATAGGGTATTCCTGTGGAGTAATAATTCTCTACTTAAAACTGGGCTTCCTCCTCCAATCAATCTGGATGATGTGTCTATTAAGACTGTTGTATTGCCATTGACTTCAATCGGTCCAGAAAATTCAGCCGTGATAGATGGATATATTTTTGAGGCAACTTTTGGAGGTACTAGTTTTATCTACTTAATTGATGATTTTGGAAATTTCCTAGTTGACGGTTATGGGGATAATTTAATTTTCGGAACAGGACCAGGAGAGAATGCCGATATCACACAACCAAGTACATTCTTGCAAAATTCAAATGCTTTACTTACAGAAGGCCGCATATTGGAAGTGCGTATTACTGGAGATAATGTTAATTTCTCAGTTCCAGTAACTGTGAAGCTAGATGGATATGCTGCCTTGGGATCCGTAACAAGCGAAACACTTACATTTACATATCCTGGTAAGAAACTTACAGTAAATAAATGGCAAGAAGTTGATTCGATTATTGTAGATGTGGCTCCAATTGATGGCTACGACGATAGTATAGCCGTTGAAATAAAAGAGGCATACACA